GTTTTATAAAGCATATCAAACATATCAGAGAACTTCTTCTGTCCAAGTTCTTCTTGCATAAACTTAAACTGTAGTGCCTGGGAAATATCCTTAGTTGTCAGTCCAGCTAGGTCGGCACCACCTACTGAACTAGCGGAAGGGTTTAAGACACCAGTGCCTCCCTGACTTGGAAGGATACCTGCCTCATCAAATGCAGGACCTTCCTTTGACGGATCAAAGTCCTCCATAGATATAGTAGCCTTACCCTTAGCATCTGATTTAAAGTCTACTCCTTTGCCAAGTAAACTTTTCATCAATGCTAGGTAATTCTGCGAACTTATTTGTTGTTGTGTTACTTGATTAAGTGCAGGCCCTATAGGCTGACCTTGTTGCATGGCAGCACCTGCATTTGACAAGAGTTTTATTCTGTAGAATATTTTCCATCTAATTTCTCCTTATAAGAATCCAGAAGCTGCACCAAGCACTGCTCCAACAGCTATACTCATTCCCATATCTGCTCCACCCATAGCTGCACTATACATCATGCCAGTAGCTGCACCTGACATAGCACCACCCATTACTGATTGTGTAGATGAAGGTCCTTTAGCATTTGGATTTGAAGTTCCACCACCTGGAGCGGCAAGTAAATTAGCACCATGCTGAAATACATCTAAATCCCACTTAGCATCAAGTTCATCTATCTTCATATCCGTATCAGTCTGCTCCTTTTTGGCAACTATCTTCATACGATAGCCTTCAACTAACATAGTTGATACAATTCTTTGATATTCAAGTTTTAATCCAATAACCTTAATTGCATCATCTGAAAAGGCCTTGTTATGTAAGTCAGCACTGAACCTTGCAACTTGCCTATCCTGATTCTCCTCAAGGATTGCACGACCTATTGCAAAAGCTGAACTAGAAACTGCATTAATATCTCTCATGCCAGCTTCAAATCTTGGTACTACATTGGCTAGGAAATGTGCATCTAAGTCAGCTGTATATTCAGTAACTGCATCGTCAATTCTTGCTTCATCAAGGACATTGGAAATGAGTGTGTCAAGTGAAGTACCAGTACTTAACAATGTAACTAATGTCTGAAGCGTATCTGGCGCAGCTAGTAAATTAACCAAGTCAGCATCAGGATCATAAGCTGCTTGACCTACCCAAGGTGAATCACCTAATGCAGCAACCATAGCATCATCCATAGTTAACTCACCTGCTACACCAGAACCATCGCCTAATACATTACCATGCCAAGTTGTTATATGAGCTGGATATTCAATCTTACCACTCCCACCACCTCCACCACCTTTACATAAGGCAATAGGTCCATTATAGTCATATGATTTCTCTTCAATGACCTGAAGTGATTTCGTATCTATAATACATTCAGTTATTATCTTCATATAGACCTCACATGAGATTGTTTAAATTTTGAACGGTCTGTTTGGTATCAAATGAGAGGAAAGTATATTTAGCTTCCCCACCTAACTTTTCTACTAGACTTACAATATAAGGGACATCACTATATGCTATAATCCGATTGCATCTTTTAGACTGTGCATACTTGGCTAGTGACAATAGTCCATCAGTCCAAGTCTGAGCGTTAGTCTCATTATATCCATAGAGGCAATATATAAGTAAGTTTCTTGTATCAGTAGCATCATCATATAGTACTCTCGTTAGAACTAATCCTTCAAACTTAGTGGTATCACTCCTTGTATACGAGACCCAACATTGAATCTTATAACACAGCAATGAAGATAGAATTCTATTCATCCTGTCAGGATGTTCACTCACAATAGGAGGTAATGATTCCTCAATACCATACTTTATTACATCCCAGAATTTAGATACCTGGTCAGGTATTAGTTGTGTTAACATTATTGTCCTCGTAGAGGTGGAGCATAGATGCCCCGAATTCCTCGTAAGTCAGTCATCTTGTAACGAACCTTTATATACTTTATAGGTAAAGTACCTCCAACATAATCAAAGTTTAACTTAACTACAAATTCATTACCTGATACAATGACAGCTGCTATACCTTCATTGTTTAAAGATACTTCATTTGTATATCCCCAGACAGCTAATGTATTAGCCCATCCAATTAATGCTTTAGCACCAAAGGTAATCAATGCATCTGATTCCACTGAGAATATAGTCTTCTGTCCTCTATACCCAAAGTCGAATATTGAAGATGTGATTGAAGGCGTATAGTCATCCACTGTATTAGGTAACATGGTAGTCTCTTCATCATAGTTACTCATAGTCCATAAAGCAGAAGGATGCTGTGGGACTTCCGTCAAACCATAAGGTGAAAGTAAGTAAGTCTTTGTACTATTACCTATGTAAAAGTCCTTCTTAATTCTATCATATTTAACTATAATATCTTCACCTTCAAGTTCCTTCATGTATCTATAATATCCAAGTTCCCTAACATCATATTTCTTTACTAGTTCTCCTTGCAGTGAGATATCTCGCAGTATATAGTCAGACCCCACATAAACATGACGTCTAAGATCACCATCCATAGCTCCCATGTTAATAAGTCCTACATCATCCATTTCACCAAACCCAAAAGTTGCAGCAGGCTCACTGACAGGCGTCATGAGAGTAATTCCCTTAGATGAATAACCAACTACCTGGTCTCCAAGTCTTCTCACATGATAGACTTCCCCGCCATAAGGATCTCTACGATAACCTGAGGTATTCCGTCTATCAGGTGTAAAGTCCATCTCGCCAATCTTAGACCATACATATGACTTCTCATCACAGTCATGCCATGCACTTACTATGTTCCCGCCTACTGCTTGACCTTTGAAGTTACATATAGTTCTCATCATAGGGATAGTTGCACTTGCTATAATCTCATGCCAGTCGGCAAGTCCAGTATCCCAATAGATCATTATAACTCCATTAGTCATAAAGGCATACTCACCGAAGTCTGCAACTTCCATTAAAGTCCCAGTGCCAAAGGTTAATTGGTCTATGTCAAATATGTGAGTAGCCACATAATCATCTGATATTAAATATACATTATCTTCAAGGTCAACTATTGAATCTCTGGAGATTAAAAAGTTATACCTCTCACCTACAATGAATTGAGGAAAAGGCCAAGAGTAATCTATATCAACTACACCAATATCATCATTACAGATTACATACCCTTCAAGGCCTGCCTTACCAATCCTAAATCCAAGAGTCTGCCATAACCAATCCTCATTCATTGGAATAGATCTTTCAGGACTAAGGCCTTTTCTTATACCCTCATCTATGATAAGTTCATATTCTCTCATAAGTCCTTTTCCAATTCTTCAATAAGCATAGTCTTTAACTTTGTATCTTTGACATTAGGTATCCAAGTAAATGCAATCCAGATTTCATCCACTACTTCATTATCTGACACATCTACATTAACAGATAATTTATCTCCTGCCTTAACTTGTAAGGGTAAAGTCATTGAAGTATGTTTCTTCTCTAAGGTAAATCCTTTAGATGAAATACCACCTTCACCACCCACTTTAGCCCCTACATATATAATCTCCTTAGGCTTTTTATCAAATGAGATTATAGCCTTATCAATAGTTCCATCAAGTGGAAACATATACCTCAATATATTACCCTTGATGTTTCCCTTCACACATGCAGATATAGGATAAGGTGTGACCATTGCAGATGTCCGTGACTTTGTACGTCTTGCAAGTCTTGTTACTACCTTCTCAATAAATGAGATACGCTTTTCATCTATTGGAATGTTTTGAATAAATATAGGTTGCTTCATTCTAACCTCCCATCTCAGTTGACTCGGCAATGAGTTCTTCAACAAGATCAAAACCAAGCTGAGTCATTTCTGTAGTTATTGAGCCTGTCCAGTCATTAACACCTTGAGTATTTCTATTGATGACTTCTAATTGTCTCATAGTAGCCATAATTAAGAGGAGTGGATGGGCTACAGACCAATAGTTTTCATCGGTTTCATTAACAAGTTCAGCTGAGTAAAATAATCCCTTTACCTCAACAGAGATCTTTTCACTTGGAGGAACATTTATTATTATAGAATTATACTCATATGCAGTCCCAGCAGGAATATCTACCCATTCGACAAAAGCCTCGAAAGTATCAGCTGCCGCATTCTCTGGAATGTAACGTGTTATGGCAGGTGAATAGTAAAGTGGTATTCCAGTTGTTCTACTGGATGGTGACCCAGTTAAATATCCAGCTATTAAATCCTGCAGATTCTTCTTCTTAAGTTGCCATCTAGCAGTTGTGGTAGCTGCCCATACCTCCTTAACAGCACGACAGTAAGGGAACTGAGCACTGTAACGTCCTACATCAATAAACCTAAAACACGTACCCCAGGACTTTTGAGTCTCATTCATTCGATCAAGAAATTTCCTTGCCTCATTAATGAAGAAGTCTACACCATTGTCACTGAAGTCTTCATTTACTAAATCAAAGCGACCTGAGACTCTACGGAACTTTGTTCTTAGTTTGTCTTGGTCTACAGGAGGTTAGCTTATGGCGTTAAGCCATTAGGCAGACCAACTCCATTAAGTACAGCACACTTTTGAGGCAGACCAAATTCAAGACCAGATTCAGTCAAATACTCCTCATTAGTACCATCAATTCTCCTTTGCCCATATCCCTCAGGATGAGACTTCGAAGAAGATTCGCCATAGAACGCAGTATCGTCGATGAACCTATTTCCTATTTCCTTAGGCTCCAGAATAACCATCATATGACGAGTGGTAACATCATAACTGAAAAGTGGGTGGGTCTTCATGTTGATAGTCCCAAAAGGAGTAATCCACTTACGGATATCCATACCGTAGGTTTTCTGGGCAGGTTGAAGGTTAATCTGACCACCAGTCATTGCCAAAGCATCAATGCCTAGTAAGGCACCAGAACCGACAAGTGCTAATTTCTCATCTGCACCATAACGAAAGATTTGCTCAAGCATATTCTTGAACCATACTTCACCACCAGCTGCCCAAGTCTGACCTGCATATGCAGCGTTCAAAGTATAGTCATCACAATTAGCTGCTGCGTACTGGCGGATGAAGTTGATGAGACCTCTAGTGGTACGTTCAGGCTTACCATTATCTCCGATATTCTCAGACATAATTCCCCAGAGATATGCAAGTTCCATTTCCCACGAGTGCATTTCAAGAGCTTCGGACTTAGCCTTCTGATAATCATCAGGAGTACGAAGTTTAGTCTTTCGAGCAGTTCGAGTAATGGATAGTGGGGTTCTGAATATCTGAGTAAGGTTGTAAACCTTCACAGGGTTTAGAGCAATGGCATCTGGCATCTCGCCACCCTCAGGGTTAATGTTACCGATGATTCTAAATGTGTCACAGTTGGTAAGATTATGGTCAGGTGAGTTATCATCAGCTTCAAGAAGTCTAACTGCATAGACTTCCGAAACAGCACCACGATGAACCTCAGTGACTTTTCCGACTACATCAACTCGATAGTCACTAGCATCACGAAGTAGAATTTCATGGCCTTGCCTGACACGGTTAAAGACATTTGTATCTGTTGTTTGAATAAAGACTGAATTCCCAGCTGCTCCAGGAACTGTATAAGCAACTGACAGATCAGCAACGGTATAGATACCAGCAACTGCTCCACTAACAGAACTCATTGTCTGAGTCCACCAATGAAACTGTGGATCATCTACTTTCTCAGAGCTCAACATACTTAAGATTGCAGTAAGTGGAGCCATACCATTTGGATACAGTTTCAATATCTGTTGTCTCCAGTTCATGGGTCTTTGACCTGTAACCCAATCACCAGTTCCTCTCATTCCTAAAAACATAGTTGTTTCCTCCGTATGTTAAGATTGTTTAAATTTTAAACAATCTGATTGTTTATTGTGGTGCTGATGTAGTAGGTGCTAGGGTAGTAGGAGTAGGAGTTGTTCCAGGTGGAACAGTTGTACTCACTCCAGGCCACTCACCAGGATTTGCAAAGGGATGCCAAGCAAGACCGTCACTGTAAAGAAGTGCTCGATCACACTTACCGTTAAGTACTACATCACCAATCCAACATTCACTGTCATCTTGATCTTGGATAGTAACAGTATTAACAGCATCCGCATTGCGGACTATGATAGAATAAAATCTACCTTTCGCCTCAGCAACAGGTGGCAATGTTAAAGTAATAGCACCTGAATCCCCATCTGCTGAAGGACGCATTACATAGTCCCTGGTAGTCATAGCATAATCCGCATTAGGATCATGATACTTGTCAACAGGAACTTTGTCGTGTTGTGCTCCTCTATCTTCTAAAGACATTAGTTATACCTCCGTTATTGATTAAGTGTTTCGTTCATTGCATCAATCTCTTTTTCTATTCCAGTGAGATTGGGTTTAGTTTGTGTTTGCCTTTGTTGATTTCTTTTATTAGGCAAATTTGGATGTTTGTTCTTATCATCCTTAATTGTTTTCCTGTGGAGTTCTAATCTATTACGTGCCTCAGTTGCAACTTCATTAAGAATTTCACTATACTTTTTATCTGGACTTGAGGCAGCTAGTTCTTCAAATACAATACCTACAACTTTCTTAAATGGAGCTAGATCCTCATTATCTTTGTAGAATTGATCACTGGCTTTCTTCAATTCAGTAACTGCAAGTACATTAGTTTTCACTATATCAGGTATAGATCGAAGAACTCCCTCAGTCATAGTTCCCTTGGTATCCTTTACAGCTTTGGCATAGATCTCATTGAGTAGTTTATTAAACTCTTTAGGATCCCTTGTCAGTTCATCCAAGTCTTTATTACCAAGAAAATCATACTCACTAATAGGCGGTTCAGTACCTGGTGCAGCAGTTTTAGGAGCTGACGTTCCAGGTGCCTTAGTGTGCCCTCCTGACATTTCCTCTATTCGTTTACGTAAAGCCTCATTTTCCTTCGTAAGTCTATCCTCAAAATTCTCCTCAGGAGCTTCAGTTGTAGGTACTTCTGTAGATGGTACTTCTGTTTTAGGGGCATCCGTTTTAGGAGCATCAGTGCCAGGTGTATCTGTTCCTGGAGCATTAGTTCCTGGAGCCTGAGTTTTAGGTACCTCAGTCCCAGGAGCAGTAGTAACTACCTGACCTTCAAGAGTCTTATTCATATCATCTACGTCCTTTTGAATCTGTTTAAGATGTTCGTCCATGCTAACCTCCAAGTTAGTTTAAATATTAAACGGTCTTATTTGACTGAAATAGTCCTATATAATTCCTTCCAATAGCCATGTTCAGAGGCTCCATCACCTCCAATGTTTATCAATGCTATAACATCATCTTGTTGTGGACTAAAATCAGACAATGCAGGTAAGTGATTGAGGTAAAGTTTACCGTCTGCTTTGGCTCCATCTGTAAATTTAACATTTGCATCTTGAAATACAAATATCTTTACCTGACCTTCAGAGCCTCCAAGGATAGTTGCTATTGTCACTGCAGCTAATCCAGAGATCTTTACAGTCTCATAGCCATAAAGACCAAGGTCAGTACCTATGGTTAATGAAGTAACTCCACCAGCAATCTCTAATACTGTATCCCCTACATTACCAGCTCCAGATACAGCATTTATAGCTACTCTGTCTTCCCTAATATACGAAGGAAGTTCACTCACCGTAACTTGATCTTCAGGTTTGTTTACGTTTAGACTCATCTTTCTGGCCCTCCAAAATTTGTAAGAAGATATCAGGAATACTTAGAAAATAACTAACTGCTTTTCTTCTACCCTTTATATCTCCAAGATGAATTAATGTTTCAGATGAATTAGGTACTATCTTATACCCTTCATCATCAACGTGAGATTCCCCCACTATATCATATTCACGTTGGGCATTGGTAGATAGTTTGTTTAACTCATCAACAATATCTAACCATATGAAAGATTCCTTGAATTCTTCTATTTGACTCTTAGTTGATCTTATAGTGTCTTCTTCCATTATATCTCTCCAGTCGGAACTAAGTTACCCTTCTCAACTTGATTCGCAACTTCCTCATCAGACATTGTAGTTGGTTGAATCCTATTCACATTACGTCTGAAGTCGTCAAGATTCTTAGCTCCAAGTTGTTTCGCTATATACATGAACATTCTAAATGTATCAAACTCTTGATGGAGTTCAGGTGTTGTTGCTATAACCTGCCACATCTGAGTCATTGCCTCAATGTTAGTACCAGGAATTGAACCGTCCCTTACAATTAAGTCATAGTTAACAGCCAGTTCATATGGAGATACTTTAACACGTTCCTTTCCAAACATCTTCTTTAATTGTTCTTCTTGCCTGCCAACTACACGGATATAGGAATCTTGGGTCATGTACTGTTGTGTGTGAACTGCAAACATAGTACCTATATCCTGAAAGAATTGCTGGCGAAGTGCACCTTGCATAGATTGATCAGCACCACTTATTCTATCCATCCACTGTGTGATGTAAGCAGAGTCAGAAATGTTAGCCCTTGTTATATCATTTACTTGAAGTTGTTGTACAACCTTGTCAACTCCTCTTCCCCACGCAGGTCTTCGTAACCTTATTAATTTACCTGGGCTTGGATCTTCAAGGTCCTTTATATTTACAAGGAATGGATCAACTATCAACATGTCATTGATAGCTTTTCGAACATTAGTTACATGTGAGTTGAACATGAAGTCAAGCACACCTTGCAAACCATACATAATTTCAATTCTACTAACTGGCGTAATTGAATAACCATCAGCTTCAGGACTAGCAACTGCAGCAGGATACATTCCATGACTATGGTCAGCCTTTTCGCATCCAACTATAACATCATCAGATGCAAGGGTAAAGAACCACTTTTCTGGATATTCACTATCAGACAATTTCCATTCCTTAGGGATTAGATTCACATACATTTTCCTTAGGGATTAGATTCACATACATTCTTATTAAATCAATAGGTCTTGAAGTACTACTCATTGATCTGTGTGATTCAGATGAGCCACCAAATTTAGTTTGTCTTTCAGATTGATTCTTAGACAACGCTGATAGTTTATTCTTCTTCCCTTCCAAATACTTAACATTGAATAAACCAGAGTGAGACTGGCCTTTCCTTCTCAACCCACCCAAAGAATTCACCATCTTGGATATTGTTAGTAGAGACAGAAGGATCAGGTAACCACATGTAAGGGTCTACATTGAAGAGTGAATTGCCTTCAAATAACAAGTCATCAACCCAGTCTACGTAACTCTCAGATGTTCTTCCAAGATCGGATATTCTGGACACTGAGGATTTGATAGGCCTCTTTCCATACTTAGTTACCCAGCTAGGTATTCCAATACCTACTCCATAACTAAGTGCGTCTCTTAGAACAGTGTGGATTGCAAGAGGTACTTTAGTCTTGGTACAATGAAGGCTTATAATAAGTTCCATTAACATGTACTTTAGTCTTGGTACAATGAAGGCTTATAATAAGTTCCATTAACATAGCACCTATTGTATCATCATCTTCCACACCTTCATATTGAAACATGGGGTCTTGGAAAAATGCTAGGGATAAGTAAGTTAATAATGATTCAAGGTTGGAATAGGTATAAGGGAATACTATAGAAACTGGCTTTGTTGAGTCAGTTTTCTTAAGTTTACTTTCCTTATCTTTCAATGGAATGTAGGTAGTTAATGTCCAGTCTATCTTATTCCAAGAATCGAATCTCTTACTTATCTCATTTCTGGCAGTGCTGGCCCTTTCCCAGATCTTTCCACGTAGTTTTTTATGGAAGTCTGAGTCTGGTCTTAAGTCAAGATCATAAGGATATTTATAGTCAAAGTTCTTCTCCCTATAATCCTCGTCTCTCCAACTATTTGGTTCACCTGTTACAATGTAAGGCATTAATTATTCTCCTCATCCACCTATCTGAATACAGTTTAGACTTACACAATCCACAGTGATTGTAGGATTTCCAATTTCTGTAGTTCTTACACATATTTCTAAAGTGTCTCCAGCAGATAGATCTAAAATAGCAGTTGTAGATGCTATAGATTCTTCATTAGCAAATTTAGTCTCATTACAAACTATACCTTCAGTTTCTGCAGATCCACTATTATCTACCTCAAAACCTACTTCTATATGTTTATTAGCTCCATCGACTTCCCAATCAAGGGATAGATTACATAAGTACTTTCCAGTATTAGCTACAGTCAATTTTCCACTTCCATCATGAGATATTTGATTCAGTTGACCATCTATAAAGTCTACATCTGAGACGTTATACCAAGTATTTTGCACCGCAGCTTGTGTCCAATTTATATGATAGCCAGAACAGGAACCAAAAGATAGACCTTTTCCAGCTATACCAAATTCAAGATCTCCATTTATAGTAATATTACCTGTTAGTATTATATTGCCGAGTAAACTAAGACTTTGGACAGCATATCTTCCAGCCACTGCTATCCATCTTTCACTCCCAGCTCCATCAGCGTCTACTATGTAGGGGGAATTAACTGCAGGTCCACTAGCATCATAAACATAGAGTGTGACTACATTTAATCCACCAGCACCTACAATTTGATACGCAAGAATCATTGCCCCAAGAACTCCAGCTATTGAATTAAGTTCGGTTGGATTAGCTATGTTTACAACTGATGTAGGGTTAAGTAATCTACCTGTAAGATCTTCAAGTCTAATCACATCAGTTGGATCAACTGGGGTATCAGCCTTTATTGGAGCGTCACACTCAATACCAGAATCATAGTCACCAGAATCATACTGAATAATGTTCTCTGCACTTCCTATTCTGATAGTTTTAGTTGCCATTGTTTGTCCCTAACTTATACATTCTAGCATAGATATAATGGAATAGAAAATATAAAACAGTGTTAATAACATTCCATGTTAAGCTAACTCCAAAAGCATATTTCAGAGCATTGGTAAAAGATACTTCACCAAATATATTTGACATAGATCTAATCCCTATCAAGAAGAAGGTGGTATTACAGCATATTATAAAACATCTATAAACTATTCCTTGACATGCTAAGATCCATATCCTTATCTTTCTCCACTTCATTACATATTCCTTTTAGCCATAGTATGTATTCCACACTCACCACCACATTTACTTGTATCAAGCCATCTACCTGCACGTTCTGTTTCATTATCATTTACAAGATGTGAACAAGGCTCACAGCCAAGACTTCTATATCCTTGGGCATACCAAGGATGAACTGGGATTTGGTGAATAGCTATATACTTCCAAATATCAACTTCATACCAATC